GTGGGCTCGGAGATGTGTATAAGAGACAGGTACTGGCAAAACATATGGTGCAATTGAATATTGCCTACGCAATAATAAACACTTTATGTTTATGCGCAGAACCGCAAAACAAACGGCACTTATTAAAAACCCACAATATTCACCATTTACACCGATTGAACGCGATTCTGGAATATCTTTAAAAATAGAATCACTTTCAGAAGATATGGGAGCTATATATAAAGCTGAGGTTGCCGGGGATGGTAAAAAAATCATCTCCGGTTTGCCTATTGGCAATATTTGCGCCTTGTCGACGGTCGCCAATATTCGAGGATTCGATGGAAGCGATATTGATATTCTGATTCTTGATGAATTTATCAAGAGCGCACAAGAAAAAAGCATTAAGGATGAAGCGTCTGCCTTTGCCAATGTGTACGAAACAATCAATCGAAATAGGGAGTTTCAAGGGAAAGCGCCTTTGACTGCAATTCTTCTTTCCAATAGCAACGAACTTGCCAATGACTACTTCATGACTTTTGGATTTGTGAATAAACTTCTTGAAATGCGCAAAAACCACAAAGAGGTCGCCATACTTCAAACTCGCGGGGCAATGCTGATTGATTTACAAAAGTCTCCGATTTCCGAAAAGAAAGCCGAAACTGCTTTGTATAGGCTTACCGGGAAAGAATCTTCTATTTCAAGAATGGCACTCAATAATGAGTATTGCGCCGATGATTTAAGTATGATAAAAAGTTATAATCTTTCGGGGTTCAAACCATTAGTAAATATTGGTGAAATTACAATCTACCAACCGAAACAAAACGGCTATTTCTATGTATCAAGCAAACAGGATTTTACCGTGGCAAAGTACGAAGCTGCCGGGAGTAGTAAACAAAAATTCATAACAATGTACCGGGGCTTAGTAACAATGTATTATCGCGGTAACATTCGATTTGAAGATTACCCATGTAAAGCCTTGTTTGAAGCCGTTTTTGATATTTAAAATTCCGGGGCATGAACAGGGGCGCAGATGGCTGAAATAATCAAGCGGACGGAATCCGCTGCCAATGTGGTGCGAACCATAAGAACTGTGTCCCGCTTCATGCCCCGGAAAGAAAGGAGAAAAAAAAAAACGTGGATAATGTAAATGTAATCACGCAGGCTATTTCTACTTTAGGTTTTCCGATTGCTATGTGTGCTGCCCTTTTCTGGTATATGATTCAGCAGCGCAAGCAGCATGAAGAAGAATCCGAAAAATGGCAGCAGGCGTTGAACAATAACACGGCGATTCTCACAAAACTATATGAAAAGTTGGGGTGATGCACATGGAAATGATTGACGTGTCAGAATGGCAGAGCAAAATTGACTGGCAGAAAGTCCGCGAATCCGGTGTAAATTTTGCGATCATTCGGGCGGGGCTTGGAACTTCAATTGACAAGCGTGCAAAAGAAAACGCAGAGAACGCTCACAAGGCTGGAATACATATAGGATTTTACTGGTATGCAATGAGTAGACCGCTTGCATCAGAACAGGCGCGGAAATTCATTGATACCGTAAAAAGCGTTGGTGTAACTCCAAATCTACCACTTTTCTGTGACTATGAAAAAGATACGGACAAAGCGGGAATGCTCGCTTTTGTGAACATTTTCTGTGAAATAGTGCGGGCGGCTGGATATAATGCAGGAATTTACAGTAATGCAGCACGGCTTGCACTTCTTCCAAAAGAAGTTCTTTCTGATTTTGTGATTTGGTGCGCAGATTGGCGAGGGTCGTGCGGATGCAAATATGCATCTTATTGGCAGTACACCGACAAAGGCAAAGTACCTGGAATCAATACAAACGTGGATTTAAACAAAATACTTTCACCTCTTACCATTGATGAAGTTGCTCAAAAAGTTATTTTTGGGGATTTCGGTAATGGCACAATGAGAACGGAAAAACTTAAAACATCGGGATATGACCCCCCTTCGGTACAAGACCGAGTAAACGAATATTACACGATTGCAAAACGTGTAATTTCCGGGTGCTATGGCAACGGCTCGACAAGAAAAGAAAATTTGATTAAATTAGGGTATGCACCGGAAACGGTGCAAAACATTGTAAATGCTATGCTGAAAGGATGAGCAAGAATGAAAATTGAGGATATTATTGCATTATCAAATGCTGGATTCACTAAAGAAGAAATTCTGAAAGTTGCAAACGCAAAGCCGGAGGGGAAACCAGAAGGCAAGCCGGATGGTAAACCAGATGGCACGCCGGATAAAGCAAATGATTTGCTTGCAACGGTGAACGCACTTGCCGAAACCGTGAAAGCATTACAAGCTGCAAATGCCGGAAAAGATATTTCCGGTGGAGCAAAAGAAGAAACCGCAGACAATATTCTTGAAAATTTAATTAATGGGGGAATGACAAATGGCAACGAATGATCTGACTATTACGCAAATTAGCACTTTGCTGAATAGTGTAGTAGCTCAGGCAACCGGGAAAAGCAACATTTCAACTGTAAACGGTGCGGATTTTGCTACGGTCGCGCAAATGGGATTGAAAACAGGGTATGACCCGCTTCTTGGCGCAATCGGGCAAGTATTGGGTAAAACGATTTTCAGTATTCGCCCTTATTCCCGGAAATTTACTGGTCTGAATGTGAGTAATCAGAGGTTTGGTAATATTACCCGAAAACTTAATATTTCTGATAGTGATTTTCAAGACGATGATAGACTTCCACTTACGGACGGTAGCAGCGTTGATATGTACTCGGTAAAAAAGCCGTCGGTACTGCAAATGAATTATTACGGTGCAAATACTTATGAAAAATACATTACCATTTTTAAGGACCAGTTGGACACGGCTTTTTCTTCCCCGGATGAATTCGCGCAATTTATGACGATGATTACACAAAATTCACTTGATATGATTGAACAGGCTCATGAAACTCTTGCGAGAATGATTTTATGCAACTACATCACAGGCAAGGTGGCTGCAGTAAACAATGTAATACATCTTTGCACAGAATATGTATCAACAACTGGGGCGACACTGCCGGAGGGACAAACCGAAAATGAGTATTGCAATCTTCCGGAAAATTATCCCGCTTTTATTAAATGGGTGTACGGTAGAATAGCGTCGCTTTCTTCTATGCTGACGGAAAGAAGTACCCAATTTAATATTAATGTTACGGGCAAGGAAATCACTCGACACACTCCTTACCAGAAGCAGAAAGTTTATCTTTTGGCAAGTGATGAATATAGCATTACATCTCGTGTAATTGCCGATACTTTTCATGATAGCTATTTGAAACTAGCAGACCACGAAATGGTGAATTTCTGGCAATCCATTAAATCCCCTAGTGAAATTAATATGACGCCTATTTATTTGAAAGCTGCCGATGGTACATTGACGTCTCCGTCTTCTGCCGTTAATGCTAAAAAAGTGTTCGGCGTAATTTTTGACGAAGAAGCCCTCGGTTACACCGTATGCAATCAGTGGCAGCAGGCGACACCGTTCAACGCCCGCGGTGGATATTCTAATTTGTTTTGGCACTTTACGGACAGATACTGGAACGATTTCACCGAAAACGGCATTGTGCTGATGATGGATTAATTTAATAGCAGCCCCGCAAGGGGCTGTTTTGTTAGGTGGTGAAAAAGATGGCAATTCCAATTACATTTTATACCAATAATAAAAGAGAAAACAGTACAAAGCTGCCGACCGGAACGGCAAACACCTTCTCATGCGATTTAAAGGAAAGATGCTCGATTATTAATCCGCAAATTTCACTTTCCGCAGAGAATCCATGCGCCTATAATTACGCCTATATTCAAAAATTTAATCGGTATTACTTTATTTCAGATTGGATTTATACGCGCGGATTATGGCACGCTTCACTGCAAGTTGATGCTCTTGCTTCTTTTAGGGCAGCCATTCTTGCAAGCAGTCAATACATTTTGCGTTCGGCATCAGAATTTGACGGAAGTGTGATTGATACAATTTATCCTGCAAAAACTGGGGCGGAATTAAACGGAAGTGTTTCGGGCTATCTCCCGGGATTTCCGGCGATTCCAGGCGAAACTCTTTCAAGTGGCACTTTTATTGTAGGAATCGTTGCGCCGATGCCTTGGCTGTCTTCTTCTGTAAATCCGTATGGATTGCAGTATATTGCCCTTACTCCGCAAAACTTTACTACAATGATGAATCAACTCTTGAATACGGATAGTACTGGTGCATATGGCGACTGGTTGAGTGATACAATAAAAGCTACATTCAATCCTTTTCAATATATTGTATCGGTGAAATGGTTTCCAATCTCTGTTCCGGCTGATGTTTTAGTATCAACACAAAGCATATTAAAACTCGGTTGGTATTCTTTTTCCGATGTGAATTATTATATTCCTACTCCATCAAAAACTTATAGTGTTACTTTGGATGAACTCCCCGACCATCCACAAATTGCAAGGGGCGAATATCTCAATAAATCACCATACCGGGAAATTTATTGCTATCTGCCGGGGGCGGGAACTATTACGCTTGATAGCGATTTGTATTCTGCCCCGACTATTCGGTGTGATATTGATTTTCTTACTGGGCTAGCCCGATATTACATTTATTGCAATGAAATTCAAATTGCTAGTATCGATTTTGAATTAGGGGTGCAAGTGCCAATCGCACAAATTACAGTAAATCCCGGTAAAATCGCTCTTGATGCAATCGGCAGCATGGCTGGTATTATTGGAAATGCTGCACGCGGAAACGCTGTTGGTGTAATTTCAGGTGTAGCAACTGGGATTGGAAATGCTCTTGATAATATCGCACCGCAAGCGCAAGCAAAAGGTCAACAGGGGTCGCGCGGAATTTATATGATGAATCCTTTAATCAAAACTTGGGGTATCATCCGCAGAATTGTTGATGAAGATACCGCAGACTTAGGCAGACCGCTGTGCAAGCAGCGCGTTTTATCTTCGCTTTCCGGATATTGTAAAGTTGCGGATGCTGATATTTCACTTTCAAGCACCTCGCAGGAACAACAACAGATAAAAAATTATATGGAGGGGGGGTTTTTCCTTGAATAGTATCCCAGTTGGATATGAATATATTAATGAATATGCAAGCAGCATTTCACCGTCCGGCATTCATACGCGCAATAATGCTTTATTTTATTATTATCAGCGGTATTTGCTGCAAAAAGCAATGAGCGTATTCAAATGGAAATTACCAGAAGAATGGAATAAAAGCTATTTTCTTTATACTTTGTATTGCACTGGAAATATAGCTATTTTCCATACGGCTGAATATGGCACAATTCCACAGTGGTGTACGTTCACCGGATATAATATCTATCGTGCCCCGGTGAAAATCGTTGCGACTCCAATAGGCGCACCGAAAAGCTATGAACGCACAATTGATAAAGATTGTGTGCTTTTGAGAATGTCCCCCGATTACGGCTCGATTATGGATTTAATCAATATCTATGCCGATAAACTTTCTCTATGCTCTGAATCCGCAGATATGAACTTGCTGAACAGTCACTTGGCATATGTATTCCACGCGAAAGATAAAGCAGAAGCGGAAACTTTCAAATGCCTTTTTGATGAAATAGCAAGCGGAAAGCCAGCAGTGGTTGCCGGGAAAAAGAATGATTCTCTTTCGGAAAATTCTTGGGAAACTTTCTCGCAGAATCTCCGACAAAACTATATTGCAAGTGATATTCTGGAAGATATGAAAAAAATCGAAAATGATTTCTGCACGCAGATAGGCTTACCGAACGCGAACACCACAAAGAAAGAAAGAATGCTTATGGATGAAGTGAACGCAAATAATGCTGAAACACAATGCCTTGCTTCACAGTGGCTTGAATTTCTGAAAGCCGGGTGTGAATCTGCAAATAAAATGTTCGGGCTTGCGCTTTCGGTGGATTGGCGATTTGAAGAAATGAACACCGGAAAAGAGGTGGTAGAAAATGCCGAAAGATAGATTATCCGTGTTAGGGTTATACCAGTATGATGCTTCTATTTACACGGATATGAAAATTCCGGAAGAACTTGACCGGGAAACTCTGATTACTAACATTTTACTGGAATGTGCGGAACTTGAGATTTTATACCCGGATGCTGATTTCTTTAAATTTGCAGTAAAAGCTTGGAGCGAAAAAGAAGTTGGACGATGGGAACATTTATACCGCACAACTCAATATGAGTATGACCCGATTGAAAACTACAACAGATATGAAGATTACACCGATACCAACGAAAGTGTAGGAAAAAGTACTATCAGCGGGAAAAATAATTCCGAAACAAAAGTCGCTGCCTTCGATTCCCCGGAATACAAAGAAAGTGAATTGAATACTACCGGAAATGAGAATCGCAACGACAGCAGCGCAAGCGGTACTTTAAAGCATACCGCTCATTTACACGGAAATATCGGTGTAACTACCACGCAAGAAATGATTGTGCAGGAACGTAAAGCAATTTTGAATCTTTACAATGTGATTATTGAAGATTTCAAAAATCGATTTTGTATTTTAATTTATTAAAGGGGTGTATATTATGAGTTTTGAAAACTTCCCGTATACCGACTTTCACGCACTGAATCTTGATTGGATTGTAAAAATCGTAAAAGAATGCAAAGAACTGTCCGGAGAAACGGCTATAGGGCTGTCTGATTTAAAAAAGTATGTGAATGATTATTTCAGTGATTTAAATGTTCAAGTACAAATTAATAATAAGCTCGATGCTATGGAAGCAGATGGCTCTCTCGCAGAAATTATCAATCAAGATATTTTTTCCGGGCTGAATACAGAAATTGCTGCTACAGCGACTTCCATTAAAAAAATCGATGATAGATATTTTAATATTAAATATTTTTCATTATATGATAGCGGGTTAGCTGCTTTAATTGATTTTTATGATGGAAATGGAATACATAAATACGCGCTATATGATGGCGGGGTAAACACAAATTCTGCATACCCATTTTATTATGCTGCAGGTGCAGGTCGACCCAATGATGCGGAAACCGCATACAACGGCATTGTTGCTATGGGCGTAACGCATCTTGATTATGCGTTTGTTTCGCACTTTCACTTGGACCATGTTGGCGCACTTGGGTATGCAATTCAGAATGGCATGATTAATAGCGCAAGTACAATCTATATCGGCGGGTATATTGATTCAAATAGGGTTGACAATAGCACCGGCGAATACACCACGGCATTCAGCGCTCAATCACAGTTACAAGGTTTGGTTACTCAATATAATTTGAACTTAGTCGTACTTACAAGTTCAACAACGTTGAATATTTGCGAAACGAAAATACGATTCATGAACGCTTCGGATTCTTACGAATATATCTACACGCTGAATCCTACGAACCCTAACTTTTTTTCTTGTGTAGCGGAATTTTCGCTCGGAAACCAAAAGCATATGATAGCTTCAGATATTACGCCGGAAATTCAGGAACATATACAACCTGCTTGTAAAAAAGTAAATGTTATCGAAACTCCGCACCATGCCAGTGATAAAATACTGTGCGATAGTTTCGCAGAAACGGTTAACCCTGATGTTTTCTTGAATAGTTACGGAACTTTTGTAAAGGATGTTTGCAGTAAATCGGCGTGGTTGCCTAAAATTCGTGAACTTGTTTCTAAATGCTACCTAACGCTTAATAATGATGTCTCTTTCAATCATAGTATTTATGGATTTACTGTCAATAATCCTGCCCCCGATTCTTTTGTAAAAACAACTTATTGTGATGGATATTTCGTGACGCACGCCACCGGCACAGGGAAAACAACTTTACCAGTTAAAGCTTTTCAAAACAATGGCACGCTGTTTGATGTTGATGAAGACACTGGAATTTTCACATGTAAGAAAACAGGGTTTTACCTTGTTGTTGCGAACTTTAATGTTATGTGTCCCGCTCAAAGTACACCATTTAAAACTTGGTCTGCTATCCGCGGAAGTACCGGAAATGTAAAGGCATTGTCGCAACATCTAACTATGGATAATGTATGGGCTAACGTGTCGGCAGCGATGCTAATTTCCGAAGGTGACACTATTTCTTTCAGTTTTGAAAATGCAAGCTCTACCCCCACATTCACGATTGGGGATATGCAAGGTAATCTATTTAAGATTATTTTGCTCAATTAAAATTAGCGGGGTGCATTATGCATCCCGCTTTTCTATGCAACTATTTAAAAATTGTAAATATTTTTGGTATTCTTTGGAAAGTCCTACGGTATATGTTCCATCACAAATTGCAGTGTTCGGTGTTACAATTATTTCTTTTCCCTCTATAATCCGTTTTTCGGTTGGGTGGTCATGGTAAAAAGTTACGTTTTTGCCCGCAAGAGAGAATACAAACCCTGCTTTATAATTTTCAAGTTGCTTCAATTCTTTCGCCGCAATGGATTTATATTTATCATCTCCGGGACGCTTATCCTTTTCCGGAATGGGCTTCGTGGAAACTCCCGCACACGTTACACCAATTTCCCCATTAATTTCATATGCGTATTTTTTTGCGCCATTCGTGATAAAACGGTCATAATCTTCTTCCCGCTCATAAACTCCCATATAATGCCAGTTATTTTTTTTATCCTGTGCATATGCTCCGCTTTTAATGCTTTCTTGCATTCTGATTTTATTTAATGCTTCAAATTCCGATGTATGTTCCCCAGTGAATTTTACTGAATCGGTATCAGTGTACACGAAATCTTTTCCTACAATATTAATTCCCTCTTGTAATCTGTAGCGCGCGTGGGCTGTTGTCCAAACTCCCCACTGAAATGGCACTACTGCTTTACTTGCTCTTTTTTCAATATCAGATGCTTTCATTTCATAATTAAAATCTATATATTTACACTCATCTTTTCCAGGGTCCTGCGCTGTCATTCCGTAAATGCTATTTAGCTTATTTTTATCTTTCATGTAAAAATATTCTTGCTCCGGTATTCCTTTTAAAGTAGTTTTGTTGCTGAAATATTTGATATTTTGAGCGATTATTCCGTTCGGAAGTTTTCCGTAACTGCTTTTATAAGCGTCCAGAATTTTAATATTATCCCAGTCATATTGTTGTGCTATAATCTTAAAATCTATATCAGTTATGGCAGTCTGGCAATATTCTGCTTTTACGATTCGCCCATTATCAATCATTCTTTCTTTACTGGTAATACATTTTGAAAGTGATAAATAAGGACATACCGGGAAAACGTCCCGGCTTCGTAGATTAATAAATTCAACGCGCATTACAATAGCTTTTTTGTGTTTGAATATTAAATCAAAAATATAATTCGGATTGAGATTCTTTAAATGAAAGAATTTTTTAGTTGGATATAGGCAATTACATTGCGTTGAGGGGTAAGAACTGCTCATATCATAACTATGTACATTTTCAAGCACTTTTCCGGTACAAGCGGGGTTCGCGTGTGTATTTCCACCCCGGAAAGCATCTTTCAAAAGTTTGTACAATTCATAATCTGGTGCAAGGCTTTTAATGTATTCCCTACAATAGTATGTTGCTTTTTTTACATCGCGCCGTACATACCCGGTAGAGGTATCAGGAATTGAATATAAAGAATCCCCGTCATTATTCATTTCAATTCGGATAGATTCTATAAGCCCCATTACGTCATTTTCACCATATTGTAATTCCGTAGCGGTCAACGGTGTCCAAGGGAATCTTTGCTTTTTATAATCGAAATCGTCACCGGAAAGCTTTTGGTGCTTAGCTTTCATTTTCTTTGTAAATTCCGCAAGCCCCATGTTCGTTTGCTTATAGCTGCAACGATATAAGGCACGCCCGGTTTGTGCTCTCAATGGCATTCTTCTATCAAGCAAAAATACGTCTTCGGGCTGAAAGTCATAGATTCCCCGCAAAAACTGAAATTCATAGGCTAAGTTGTGAACCCAGATATTAAGAATCGCTTTTTTGCTCCGTAAAGAATCAAAAAGCTTTCTTTGAAAGTCTTGGTATTCATTCCATGTTCTGCCATATATTGCTCCGATATTTTCAATGCCGAACTGCCATAAATACATGATGCTTTCGGGGTGTTCCCCTCCGAAATCATATAAAGTAGTTTCAATATCGAAAGCACATATTGTATCAAAATATTGTGTGCGTCTTTGATTCGCTGAATCCGCATTCCGTCTTTTCGTTTTGTGAACGGAATCTTTTAATATTCGGATAGAATCAAGTTGTTTATAATCAAACTTTTTGTAATATATCACATTAAAGCCACCTATCGCGAAAATTTTGACTGCTTAAAGCAGTATCCTTTCCTTGTTTTTCTAATTTATTAAGTCTTTTTTCAATCTTCGTTTGAGTTTTCTCATAGTCAATAAATCCGCTTTTCATTTTCGTAGGTGATATTTTGTATTCAAAAGCTTGCACCGCAATATCAATAATCTGGGTTGAATCGTATTCCTCTGCATCTTTTCTATCTTTCAATTCTTCTAAGTATGAAATCACCGTATCAAGGTTGTCCATTGTCACGAAGTCATATCCATATTCATGAAATTTATCAAGTGCTGCCTGTTTTTTTGCGTCATATATTGGTTTATTGTAGCTGGGCAATCGAGAGTTTTCAGACGAAAGAAATTTTTGAATTCTATTGTATTCTCGCGCTATATCAGAATCATCATGCAGATTACTAAGTTTTGCAAAATCTTCTTTTCCATGTAAGAGTCTGGTTTGAACTTCTTCCTTGCCGTATTTTTTCATTAATCGGGTGATTCTTTTGTGCGCTATATCTCTCGCTTTTGTATATGCAGAGCGCAAGGCTCTCTCTTCGGGGGTGCGTTTTATTTTCATTTACTTTCACTTTCCTTTCCTGCAAAATAGGCCGCTATAATCAAATTGAGGGCAATAAAACAAATTAAAAGTTGCTCAGTCATATTATTTCACTCCTTATTTTATTACAAATCCTCTCCGAAAATGTTGATATATTCGATAAAATTAGGGATATAACCTATAATAACACCGTTCACAAACAAGAAAGTTGTGATCTCGTGCGTTCTGGTTGTATGAAATGTTTTTAATACACATGAAAGCCCTTTTATTTTTTTCCTTTTTACATCGATTAATGTCCAATTATCCTTGCAATCGTTATAACGCTCCTCGTAAAATTTTATAATTTCTTTAGTCATCATTTTTATCATCCTTTCTGTTTTTTTCACGTTCTTTAATATGTTTTTGCATTAATGGGCATAATTTTCTATTTGAGGGGTGGCACTCTGAAAGCGGGCAAGATAAACAAATATGTATATCTTCTGGGGTATCTGCCGTATAATGCAACCCAGCGGTGGTATCTTCTGGAATAAGTTTTTCTAATCTTATGTTTCGGATTCTATGCGTATGAATCATGTTATACTTCCTTTCTGTTATAAGAAAGCCGGATTTCTCCGGCTAACTTTTATATAAGATCAATTATATGCTCAATACGATAGTAATAATCCCAATCCCAATATTCATCGAGAAGGTCGGTTTCTTCTAATGCAATTACAAGTTTTTCTCTCTTTTTTGATAATCTGTTATGCTCTGCTAATTCAAAATCGCTCGGTTCTTCTCTGTTGTACTTGTGTTCCGATATTGCGTTTTCTACTTCGCCTAACTGGTTCAAGGTGTTGTACATTTTTTCAAATAAAATCTTCTTTAAGTCTGTCATTGTTTTCAACTTCCTTTCTTCACTGTATCTATATTATAGCATGTCCTTGTAAATTATGGTATTAGTAAAAATACCTGTCTCTTATACACATCTCCGAGCCCACGAGACCCTAAGACATCTCGTATGCCGTCTTCTGCTTGAA